CACACACTTGAATCACTAACCAACGAAATGAATATGAAAACAAGGCGAGAGTACAATGTTAAACGTAATCAAATTAATAATCACTAAATTTAAAACATTTGGTAACAATCCATTTCTTTATGCCCCAGAAAAAAATTATATGAAAGGTAAGAAAAAATGAACCCTAAAACAATTAACAGACTTTGTAAAATTTTGCAAAAAGTAATGATGGAGAATCAGAGATGAAAAATTTTCTAAAAGAACTGTTGGCATTTAATTTGTATACAGGAAATCCAATCAAGTATCGTGAAAGATACAGCACAATTGCTGAACACGAAAAGCGTTTGATTGATGAAGTGAATGGATTTAGGAAAAGATAATGCCTAATCATTCTATATGGATTTCAATCCAAGCAAGTAGACTTGCACAACAAGGTAAATATAAAGAAGCTGCTGCTCTTATGCAGACTTTGAAGAAATAATATATTCCTTTAGTTCATTATAACCACCAATATGCAGTTCCCCATCCCAGATTTGGGGAACTGTTCTAAGATTCTTTAATCTCAACATTGCAAGTGCTTGTGCGTTATCTTTGATATTGATTTCTTCAAACTCAATGTTTCTTTCCATCAATGTAATCTTTGCAAGTTCACAATAACTGCAACCATCCTGTGAATATACTTTATACATTATTTACCTTGTCCTCTATATGCCTTAAAACTGGATCGTTTCTTTTTATTCATCATAGCAACTGACGGACTCCTACCAATACTTGTCTTCTTTGGTGGTTTTGGGTTGTAGATTGATGCGGTGTAAAGTGTTTTGGCCATTATCTTTTCTCCATAAAAAACTATTTATACCTTGACATATAACCATTTTACTGGTATTATAAGTACATCATAAATTATCTAGAGAAAGTATTTTTACATGACAAAGAAATCATATGTTGCACCAAACAATTATATACCACCAGCAGTCAAACGAGCAAAGGATATTGCACTATACAAAAGTCCTAAATCAACTGCTGAACTTCTGGAAGAACGTCAAACGATATTAGACATCAAAGGTAAACTTAATAAAGACAGAAAAAATCGTCTGACTAGAATTGAGTCTGTTCTTGTTGCAAGAGATGAGGCTGCAAAGAAAGAACTAGAACGACTTTCAACACAGGCATAAACATGAAAGCAAATCAAGAAGTAATCATTGCAACCGAAACAATTGATGAGGGTAGGGAAGCTCTAAATCAACATCTTATAAAAGACATTATGGATGCTGGTCATGGGAGTAAACTTACTCTTGCAAGTTGTTTTCGCACTCGTTGGAATATGCACGAAAATAGTCAGGCATTTGCACTGTTAGGTAATGGTGCAATAGATATTGCAAAACGATTCTATACACAGGAATACGATGAGGATGGAAACCACAGAGACTACAATCTTAGAGTATCAGAGTCTTGGGGTCTAATATATAAGAAGGGTGACAAGACAGGTATGCATCATCACTTTCCCTCTTTGTGGTCGTATGTGTATTGTGTCAAGGCATCTAGTGAATGTTCACCTCTGGTTTTTCCTACAGTATCACACTTGGAAAATCAGTCTATCAAACCAGAAGAAGGACAAATAATACTATTTCCTGGCTACTTGTATCACGAAGTACCAGAACAAACGTGTGACTATGAACGCATCATGGTTGCTGGTAATATTATGTGGGATGGTTGGAAGGACTAACATGACAAATGATAATGAAATTGAGATACCAAATACATTACTAAGACCATTTGGGCCTGGCATTTTGGATATAAAAATTCCAGATCATATGATCAAAAAACTTATTGAAATGACTGATGACAATTCTACTCGTAAAAACATGGACAGTCGATTAGCAGGACAAATTGAATCAGAACCAGAATTGTCGAGAGAAGAGCTCAAGAGCACTGGATTTGAAGATATGTTTTGCACGATTGGTAAACAGTATGTTGAAAATGAGTTTGCAAGAAACTTTCATTTTGAATACAAACCAGATCAACACAAAGTTACAACGACACTACAATCTGCATGGGTAGTTCGTCAATATCAAGATGAGTACAACCCTGTGCATTATCATACCAAGTGTGAAATTAGTGCTGTTTTGTATTTAATCGTACCAGAGTTTCAACCAAGAGGCCTCAAAGGTAAGAACAATATTGATGGTGCAATTGAATTTATACATGGAACAGTAGATCACAGTCTGCTTTCTGCTGGTACATTTTTAACTTTGCCACAGGTAGGACATATGTTGATGTTCCCATCAACACTACTACATACAGTATATCCATTCAAGGGTGATGAGGAAAGACGTTCAATCGCATTTAATCTAAATTATAAACTTGACACATGACGTATCGTGTGTTATACTATAGTAACATAATCGAGAAGGAGTAACACATTATGGAAGCAGCACTTTTATTAGGACTATTAGGGTATGGTGTTCATCAGTACTTAGGTCACGATGATAAACCAGCACAAACACCGCAAGCAGTTTATAGTTCTCAAACCACCGAAGAAATTGCAAACTTTGGAACAGATGATACTAGAGCAAAAGTCATGGCTCAAATTGATTGGTCTAAAAAAGGTAACTTTACAGTTGGAGAACCTAGTGATAATAGTGTACAGTGGGTATTCATTACTAACTAAAATATTTACGTTAGTTATTCTTACAACAGTTCTAGTCGTGGCATCGTGTGGTTTAGCACCTGCCTGTGGTATACTTACTTAATGAAATTCTATACAAACATTACTCAATGGGGTAATCAACTTCTACTGCGTGAAGTGGTCAATGGTGAACGTCTTGTCCGTAAGGTAAAGTATTCACCAACCCTTTATGCACCTGTTGGTTCGCCCACTCCCTACAAAACTCTTGATGGTAAGTATGTAACACCTGTTACACATGAAACAATCAAGGAGGCAAAGGAGTGGGTTGACAACTATAAGAACCAGCCTGATTTAGTTTATGGTAGTACCATGTATGCGTACAACTATATTGCTGATGAGTATCCTAAAAGAGTGGACTATGACATTGACAAGATATTAATTGTAACAATTGATATTGAGGTTCAGTGTGAGAATGGATTCCCTAATCCTAGAGATGCAGCAGAACCACTTCTATCTATTACAGTCAAGAACCACCAGAGTAAAAAGTTTGTTGTGTGGGGTGTCGGTAAGTTTGTGAATAATCGTGAAGATGTAACCTATGTCGAGTGTAGTGATGAACTACATCTGATTAAGGAGTTTCTTATCTTTTGGGAAAATCATCAGCCTGATATTATTACTGGTTGGAACACAGAGTTTTTTGACATACCTTATCTGTGCAATCGTATTGAACATCTGTGTGGTGAGGATGAAGTCAAACGTCTGTCACCTTGGAGAAGTGTATTTTCTAGAGAAGTATTTCAGATGGGTCGTAAACATCAGATATATGACATTCAAGGTATTGCTCATCTAGACTACTTTGATCTGTATCGTAAGTTTACCTATACTGCACAAGAGTCATATCGTCTTGACCATATCGCATCTGTTGAACTAGGTGAACGTAAAGACGGTAATCCTTATGATACATTCAGTGAATGGTATATTAAAGACTTTCAGTCGTTTATCGAATACAACATCATGGATGTGGAGATCGTTGACAAACTAGAAGACAAGATGAAACTGATTGAACTGTGTCTGACTATGGCCTATGATGCTAAGGTCAACTACATGGACGTTCTAGGGTCAACAAAGTATTGGGATATACTGATATACAACTATCTGCGTGACAAGAATATCGTTATTCCACAGAAGAAACACAGTGAGAAGGCAGAGAAGTTTGAGGGTGCATATGTAAAAGAACCACAGGTTGGTATGCACAAGTGGGTTATGTCGTTTGACCTTAACTCGCTGTATCCTCATCTAATCATGCAGTATAACATCTCACCAGAAACATTATATGGTCAAGATAAGGTCAAAGATATGTCTGTGGACAAACTACTAGATAGAAAGGTAGATACTTCTATACTCAAGGGTGTGACACTAACACCCAATGGTGCGTTGTTTAAGACCGATAAACAGGGGTTTCTACCAGAGATCATGCAGACTATGTATAATGATCGTGTGAAGTACAAGAAACTCTTATTACAGGCGAAACAAGAATATGAAAATACTAAAGAACCTAAACTACTCAAGGATATATCAAAGTATAACAACATCCAGATGGCTAAGAAAATCTCTCTCAATAGTGCATACGGTGCTATTGGTAATGCTTACTTTCGTTACTATGATCTTCTGGTTGCTGAAGCAATTACTACTTCTGGTCAGTTGTCCATTCGTTGGATTGAGCGTGCTGTTAATCAGTATCTTAATAAAGTGCTTGACACCACTGACAAGGATTACGTTATTGCGTCAGATACAGATTCAATATATGTTACTTTTGACGAACTGGTTAATAAAGTCTTTCCAGATGGAAAGGAAACTTCAAAAATCGTCACATTTTTGGACAGTGTGGCTAGAGATAAAGTTGAACCTTTTATTGAGAAAAGTTATCAGTCTTTGCATCAGTATGTAAAATCATACGAACAGAAGATGGAGATGTCCAGAGAAGTCATTGCTGACAAGGGTATTTGGACTGCAAAGAAACGATACATTCTCAACGTATGGGATAACGAGGGTGTCCAGTATAAAGAGGCACAACTCAAGATTATGGGTATTGAGGCAGTCAAGTCATCCACTCCTGCTCCATGTCGTGAAAAGATTAAACAAGGTCTTAAAATCATTATGAATGGTGATGAGAAAGAACTAAATACTTTCATACAGAATTTTCGTGAAGAATTTATGCAACTTCCACCAGAGGATATTGCATATCCACGGTCAGTAAACGGTTTAGGTAAGTTTAGTGACTCTAATCAAATGTTTGCGAAAGGCGCTCCTATCCATTGTAAAGGAGCAATACTATACAATCACCTTGTCAAGAAGAACAAGCTTGGTAACAAGTATCCTTATATTCAAGAGGGAGATAAGATTAAATTTATCAATCTTAAACAACCTAATCTGTACCAGTGTAGTGCCTTCTCTTTTATTACAAGTTTACCTAAAGAATTAGATATGCACAATATGATTGACTACGACATACAATTTGAAAAGTCATTTGTAGAACCACTTAATGTTATTGTCTCTAAGATTAACTGGTTAGTTGCTAGAAGTTATGGAATACCAGGAACTCTAGAGGTGGTTTTTACATGACCGAATTTGCTATAAGTGCATCAGTCATCGGATTG